CTTTACAGGGCCGCTTCGAGCATGGAAGGATTAAGCTAGTTAGGGGCGAGTGGAATAAGCAGTTTGTAGACCAACTACTAAACTTCCCTAACAGCGCAGTACACGATGACTTGATTGATGCCTTAGCTTACATAGATCAAATCGGCATCACTGAGTTTACTGACATGATCGAAGATGACGAGTACGAACCTTTAGACACAGTATCGGGATACTAACATGGCTATAGCTAAACTGTTCCAAGGACTTATTAATGACGCTGCTGTTAGATCAGCAGATGTTCCTATTCCTTCTGCGGCGGTAATGGAGGAGTTTACTATTAATCCAGCCAAGACCCAGCGAGCTAACACACTTCCTACTTATCAAAAAGCTTTTGATATCCTAGGCGTCCAAGAAGGCGATGATGTATTAGATTACGGAGCTGGCATGGGATTAGGAGCAGAAGCAGCTAAGCTTCGTGGCGCTAATGTTAGCACCTTTGAGCCGTTCCCTGAAAAAGATTTTGTTCCTGATTTTACTTCTCCTCAAGACGTACCAGCAGAATCAGCAACTAAAGTATTAAACATGAACGTGTTAAATGTTCTGCCTCCACAGGAACGTGACCAAGCAGTGCTTACGATTGGTAAAGCACTAAAGCCCGGGGGTTCTGCTATTATTAATGTTAGACCTACCACAGACGTTAACTCAGCTAAGAATAAGACAAAGTCTGAGGACGGCTGGATTATTGGCACAGGCAGCGAAAGAACTTTCCAAAAGGGTTTTACACAAAAAGAACTACAAGAATATATTACCGACACTCTTGGAGAAGGTTTTATCATAGAAAGCGTTAAAGGTTTAACAGGTCCGTCAGTTAAAGTAACCAAATTAGAACCCGTACAGTATGCTGATTTATCAAACTCCAACCCATTTCCTAGCACAATCGAGGGTATGCAATGAGCGATTTTCAAGAAGATCCAATCTCTGAATCAGACAAAGAGTTAGTAGCTTTTATTATTGATCATTGTGATCGGTGGAAAGAGCACCGTGATACAAACTATCAGGCTAAGTGGGACGAGTACGAGCGCCTATATTACGGAGTATGGTCTGATGAGGACAAGACTCGTGACTCAGAGCGCAGCAGACTCGTATCTCCAGCTATCCGTCAGGCCGTAGAGAATAAGACCTCAGAGATTATTGAGGCTACCACAGGTCGTGGTGAGTTCTTTGAGCTTGAGGACGATGCCGCTGACCAAGAAGAGATGGACGTGGAGATGGTAAAGACTCAGCTCCATGACGACATGAAGAAAGATAAGGTAGACAAGACTTGGGCAGAAGTTAACCGCAACGCTGAAATCTTTGGGCTTGGAGTAGCAGAGGTACAGATCAAGTCTACGATGGAACTACAACCAGCTATGCAGCCTATGCCTGATGGTCGTTCTTCTGCCATTGGTGTAATGGAAGTAGAGAGAATATCTGTACCTGTAAAGTCTGTACATCCTCGTAACTTTATCTGGGACCCTAACTCTGAGACTGTAGACGATAGCCTTGGGGTAGCGGTTGAGGAATACACCAGCCTCTTTAAAGTAGTTAAAGGTATCGAAGATGGGATCTATCGAAAAGTTAATATTGGTCCTGAGTTTAGTGACGCTGATCTCATCCCAAATCAACTGGACTCACTTTACCAAGAAGATAAGGTACGAGTCCTTCGCTACTACGGGTTAGTTCCTCGTGAGTATCTGGAACAGTTAGAGAACGAAGGTGGTGAAGTAGAAGACCTTTTCCCAGAAGACAGTGATGCAGACAAGTACGCAGATATGGTAGAGGCTATAGTTGTTATTGCTAACGGGCAATACTTACTTAAGGCTGAAGCTAACCCGTACATGATGAAAGACCGCCCTCTTGTGACTTATGTGCCTGAAAAGGTATCGGGTAGGTTAGTAGGTATGGGAACCGTGCAAAAGGGCTACAATATGCAGAAAGCTATTGATGCCCAGCTCCGTAGTCATCTGGACTCTTTAGCACTGACTACGGCCCCTATGATGGCAGCAGACGCTACAAGACTACCCCGTGGTGTATCTTATAAGGTACAACCCGGAAAGACACTGCTAACCAATGGTAATCCTAACGAGATCCTCTTCCCGTTTAAGTTTGGATCTACTGATGCAGGTAACATCTCTACTGCTAAAGAGTTTGAGATTATGCTACTGCAGGCTACAGGCACGTTAGATAGTCAGGCTATGACTCGCTCAGTAGCTGCGGGAGATGCTGGTGGAGCTTCTATGTCCTTAGCTATGTCTTCTATTATTAAGAAGAACAAGCAAGCACTTATGAACTTCCAAGATGATTTCTTGATTCCTCTGATTAAGAAGGTAGCCTACCGTTATATGCAGTTTGACCCAGAGCGTTACCCGTCTAAGGACTTCAGGTTCACCCCTGCATCCACCCTTGGCATGGTAGCTAGGGAGTATGAGCAGCAACAGTTCATTGGTCTCTTGCAGACCCTCGGCCCTGACAGTCCTGTACTGCCGCTAGTCCTAAAAGGTATCATTAAAGGCTCTAGTCTGTCCAATAAGGAAGAGCTTGCCGCAGCCCTAGACCAGATGAACCAACCTAACCCTGAAGCTCAAGCTATGCAGCAGGCTCAGATGCAGGCTCAGATTCAACTGGTTCAGGCTCAGATCAACGAGCTTAACTCTAGAGCAGCAGAGTCCCAAGCTGATGCACAGCAGTCTATAGCTAAGGCTCAGAAGACTATGGTTGAGGCTCAGCTAATGCCAGAGGAACTACGGGCTAAGGTTATTCAGTCAGTGTCTACTAACTTAGATGGCTCCAGCCAAGGAGAGTTCGAGCGCCGTGCTAAGGTAGCTGAACTTATCCTCAAGGAACGAGAGATTCAAACTAAGGAAAACATCGTAGAAGCACAAATGAATAGAAAAGTACAATAAGTACTTGACAAATTTAAAAAAGTGTGGTATAATAGATACACTGTTGTAGAAATACAACACAGTCCTATTTAGGAGAAACTGTGGATAAAGACATTCAAGAATACTATGAGGCTAGGTTTGACATGATGGCCTCAAAAGGATGGAAAGATCTGATGGAAGACACCCAGAAAATGCTGGATGCCTACAATAAGATCGAAAGATTGACGGGTGTGGAGGACTTGCACTACGCCAAAGGACAGTTAGATATCCTAAACTGGGTAATAAACCTTAAGCAAACTTCGGAAGAAGCCTATAGGGAGTTAACAGATGAAACGGATATTTGAGTTCAGGTGTGCTAAAGACCACCTCACTGAAAAATTGGTCGATGATGAGGTACGCTCTATAGAGTGTCCACATTGTCGCAATGAAGCTTCTCGTATTATCTCGTCACCCCGTATCAGTCTGGAGGGCATCACAGGTGCGTTTCCTTCAGCGTGCGATGCGTGGGCTAGAAAGCACGAAGAAGCAACTAGAGTCGCTTACAAGAAACAGCAAGCCTGATTCCAAGTGACATTTTAAAGTTCCTAGAATCCGTTGTGGACAGGAGGATAATGTGGCCGCATCTTTTACCGAAACGCAAGAAGAGTTATTTGAAGCAAGTGATATTACTCAGCAAGAGACTCAGCAAGTAGCTGAAGAACCTCAAGTTGAAGCCGTACAGGAAGCAGTTCCTGAAGAGGAAAATCTTCCCACCAAGTACAAGGGCAAGAGTCTTGATGAAATAATCAGGATGCACCAAGAGGCTGAGAAGCTAATTGGTAGACAGGCTCAGGAAGTTGGTGAAGTACGCAAGCTTGCAGACGAACTTATCAAGCGACAACTCGACACTAAGAAAGAAGTTGAGGTCACAAAAGAAGACGAGATCGACATCTTTGAAGATCCAAAACAGTATGTTCGTAAGGCAGTAGAGGACCATCCTGCAATCAAAGAAGCCAAGGAACAAACGGCTGAGATTAAAAGGATGCAAACATTAAATAGGCTTAAGACAGAATTCCCTGACTTTGAGTCTACTGTAGGAGACCCAGCATTTGCTGAATGGGTGAAAGCCTCTCCAGTTCGTATGCGTTTATACGCAGCGGCTGACGCAAATCTGGACTATGATTCTGCAGCAGAACTTCTTGGTAATTGGAATTATGTTAAACCTAAAGCCGTAGCCCCTGCTTCTGCTCCTGCGCCAGAGATTAAAGCGGCACAGAAAGCAGCAGTCAAGTCAGCTACTGTTGATGTTGGTTCTAATACTGGCGCAACATCTGCAAAGGTCTATCGAAGGGCGGATCTAATCCGTTTACAACTGGAAGACCCAGATCGTTATTACCAGCTACAAGATGAAATTATGGCTGCATACGCTCAGGGTCGAGTTAAATAAACTTAATCATTTAGGAGATTTAAAATGGCTCTTGGTACCGATCACGTAACAAAAACAACAGCGGATAAATTTATCCCTGAAATTTGGTCTGATGAAATCATCGCTGCTTACAAAAAGAACTTGGTTGCTGCTAACCTGTTCTCGAAAATGTCTTTCAAAGGCAAGAAGGGTGATGTCCTTCACATTCCTAAGCCCACCCGTGGTGACGCTGCTGTCAAGACTGCATCCAGTCAGGTAACTCTGATTGCTGCAACTGAGACAGAAGTTCTTGTTAACATTAACAAGCACTATGAGTACAGCCGCTTGATCGAAGATATTGTCGAAGTTCAGGCTCTGTCTTCACTGCGCCGTTTCTACACGGATGATGCTGGCTATGCGCTAGCTAAGCGTGTTGACATTGATCTCATTCAGCTTGGTCGTACTGTCAACGGCGGTGTAGCTGGTACAAGTGACTACGCTACTGCTGCTGCAAGCACGAATGCTTTCATTGGTTCGACTGGTGCAACGGTGTACAACTCCAGCACGTCTAACGCTGCTGCTCTTGGCGAGGCAGGTATTCGCCGTTCAATCCAGCGTCTTGATGACCAAGACGTTCCGATGACGGATCGTTTCCTGATTGTTCCTCCTTCAAGCCGCAACACGTTGATGAGCATCCAGCGTTTTACTGAGCAAGCGTTTGTTGGCGAGGCTGGTTCTAACAACACAATCCGTAACGGTCAAATCGGTGACGTGTTTGGTGTTAAGGTATTTGTTAGCACCAACGCTGATACTGCTGCTGGTACTTCTGGCACAGACCGTATCTGCTTGTTGGCACACAAAGACGCATTTGTGTTAGCCGAGCAAATGGGTGTTCGTTCACAGACTCAGTACAAACAAGAGTATCTTGGTACTCTGTTTACCAGCGATATGCTGTACGGTGTTGCTGAGTTGCGTGACGGATCCGCTGTTGCTCTCGCAGTTCCAGCCTAAGGCTTTATAAGCTAGTGGCTCTCCTCAGCCTCACAAGGGCTGGGGAGTTTTCTTAAGCAGATACTGTCTGTTTAAGCAAACTAACGGAGAATAAACCTTGGCTATTTATCGTGGTCCTG